TTAGCTGAATCCGTAGGACCACTTAATTATCAATTAGGAACTCCACAACAATGTGAAGAATGTTTTGTTAAAGATCCAAGTTATAGATTACAAAGAGGTGGTGTTAGCACAGATAGTAAAAATGTTATGATTGATGTTGATAGTGAATTACTTAATATTACTAGAAAATTAAGTAATAATCCAGCCGAAAAATATATTCCACAAGAAGATAAAGAAGGTAATCTTTGTACCGAAACCGAAAAATATCACCCACGTGAGTGTGATGTAGTTAAAACCGAATATACTTTACTTTCTAATCCACCTTGTAATTTACGTGGTACCGGATGGAACCGTTGGGAATGGTTATGTCAAGACCCACAAGCAAATGTCATTACTCCTTATTATTTTGGCACAGATACCAAACAATTAGCCAAAGACCTTCATAGACCTTGTGTTCCTATGCCATTCAAAGAACACGGATTACCAAATGCTTCTAATGAATACATACAAGAAGCATTAGAGCCAGTAGATGCCGTTCCAGTTGGACCAGTTAGTGTTTCTTGGCAAAACCTAAATAATGTTAAACAATACTAACTTGTGAAATATTTCTTCGCATTTTAGTTTTAGCTTCGATATTTTGTTTCATTTGTTGAAATATTTCATTAGCTGTACTTTTTTTATAAGTAGATACTAAATAAGAACCTTTGTGTATCGTTTCAAAACACACTATATTCTTTACTATTCTTATTCTAATTATATGGTTATATTTAATTATTTTTTTACCAAATACTAAATGTTTATTATGAAAAAAAATAGTCTTAGTAAAAAATAAAAAACTAAGAGCGTTTATATGTGTAACTTTATATTTTTTTCTGGTAAATTGTAAACATAAAGGACATCTATGTAAATTCTTGAACCATTTATTTATACATTTATAATGAAAAGTATGATTACAAGGTAGTAACTTTCTTTTTCTAGTGATATTATCCAAGCAAATGCTACATTCCATATATTTATTAAAGATTTTTATACCCTTGAAGATTTAAAATGAGATTAAAATATAAATATATATATATATATATTATATAAAATGCCAAACGTTTATAAGATGCCTTTACTCTATAGTCTTAATAGTAATAGTTATAAAGATTTTTTTGACCCAGAATTAGAAAAAATACTTTCTAAATATAGTTTTTTTGTTAGTAAATCCGTAAAACAAGGTTGTTTAAATTCTGAATATATATGCACTATATTAAAACAAGCAGGTATAACAGTTATATGGTTTAGACTACTTGGTCCGTTTCATTTTATTAGTTGTATAATTAGAGAGAACATACGTTATTATATAGATAATGAAACTAAATCGGGGTTTGGTGTAGTATATTTAAGAATAGAAGGTGATATAATAGATACAGATAAATTACAAGATCAAGATTTACCTATATTAAAACAATTTTACGATTCTGAACAATATACAACATATAACAATGCTATAAATGATTATAATTGGGTCGGAGATATTCCAGATATTATTAACAAATTTAATTCAGTTAATAGATTTATAACACCCCATATTATTAATAAAGGTATAAAATCTAATGGTGAAGTCGACAATCCAGAACATCCTATACCATCCGTAAATTCTGAAATATTAGATAATGACGGAAAATATATTACCATAAATGAATCATTAATAGATACACACGATTTTAAAAGTAGCGCAGTAATTTCATTTGATGAGTATAAATGTTTTACACTATCACCTAGATATAATCAAGTATTTAATCAATTTAATACATTTATAATGAAACACTATGAAGAACTAACTGAGAGCGATATAATAGATTTATTAAAATTATGTTTACTTATTCCTGATTTTAAATTACAAACATATAAATTAACTATGGTCGAAAAGTATTATGGGGAATGTGCTAACGAATTAAAGGGTGGAAGTAGAAAAAAAACAAAAAAACGTAAAATAAATAAAAGAAACTCAAAAAACTCAAAAAGAAAACATTAAAATTATTTATAAATCTTATATTTTCTTCGTAATGTTTATTTCTTACTATTATATTTTGGATAATATTTTACAACACTTATTTTATAATTTTGTGTTTTATGTTTCATCTAATATTATTTTAGAATTAAAATTTGTATCATTTTTAATCTTCCATCATAAATGGATTGACTATGACAGAATAAGGCCAATTGATTATACGTACATTTGGATAGCTAACCATATCTAATTTATTGAAATCAGTGTGGTTTTTAATTATAGTATCCAATCTTTTTCCAATAATTTCCAAAGGAACACTGTGGAATACAAAGTCAAATATTCCAATTGCCAAAGCCTTAGTGAAGGTAATACTAAGGGGTTGTTTTACAAAAATTACCAAGTCTGATTGATGTATAGTTTCATCACTAAGATTAATATACTTACAAGTAGAAATATAGTTCTGGGTTGGATTATTCTCATTTTCGCAAATTATATATTTATTCCTTGGATAATAGTTTTTGATTCTATTTGCCAATTGTTTCTTTCCAGTATAACCTGAAATATCACAAATAGTAATAATTTTCATTTGTGGTGTAATTTTAATGTAAATGCGAAGGCATCTACTGATAACATTTATAATGTAAAGGCTTATTATGATAAAGAACATATAGGCTTGAAAATACGTATCGAATCGTAAGTAATACATGATTGCTTTTGGAGTTGTAATTAATAATAGTTAATATAGAAAAATAGTTTCAATTTTTTATAAAATTCTACAGATGTATTATACTATATAATATATATATATATATACTTGTGATTTAGTTTCGAAGTCCTGGATTTCAGCATTATATTTACTAAAACATTGTACCTTAGCAAATATTATGGCATTTTACTATTTATTTACGTTTTAGTTTTATTTTGATTTTGATTTTATCTTTCCTTTTTGGAATAGTGAATTTAATAGATTCATTCAATATATTTTTGGATTTCTCATAACATTTATAATAACTTTGAAATAAATCTGGATCTATTATCTCTTTTATGTATTTATTAACCTTCAAATATAATAAGATTCTTTTATAGTTGGGACAATTATACGATAACGATTTCTCCAATAATGATTTATTTAGTGATGATTTACTTTGAATATATTCAATAATAGTTTTAGCTTCTTTGAGTGTATCAATATATGTAATTCCTGCGTGTAGTGTCGCATTTCTACAATTCCTACATTTATCACCACAAAAAGAAATTGGGTCGATTGTTTTGGAGAATTCCTCTCCTAAATATGAACAAATTAAATAGTGAAAACATTCAACATTGTTTTTAATTAAATTATCTATATCGTAAATGTTAGACATTTTATTATTTTTTAGATTTCTATAGACTACCAAATCTTGTATATTATAAAACAATATACAATCCGACATATTTCCATCTCTACCTGCTCGTCCTATTTCTTGGTAGTAACCTTCGATTGAAGTAGGCATATTATAGTGAAATACAAACCGAACATCCGGTTTATCTATACCCATTCCAAACGCAATAGTGGCAACAATTACTTTTTTAGTGTTATCGAGCCATTCCTTTTGTATTCTTTCGCGATTTTTTTTAGATAAACCAGCGTGATAGAATTCACTTGCTATATTTGCTTCTATTAATTTTTGGTTCACTTTTTCACACGTTTTCCGACTGTAACAATAGATTATACCAGTATTATTCGTATATGTTTTATTAATGAGTTCTATTATTTCATCTAGAGTGTCCCTTTCAGTATGTTTAGGTTTTATAATAATATTCAAATTATTTCTGTAGAAACTATTCTTAAAAAGTCTAGGCTTATTTAGATTTAATATTGAACTAACATTCATCAATACTTTGGGTGTAGCAGTAGCTGTCAAAGCCATCATAGGCACATTCTTGAAATCACCTCTAAGTGTTCTCAGTTGTAAGTATTTCGGGCGAAAATCGTGTCCCCAAGTAGAAACACAATGTGCTTCATCAACTATAAATCTATTCAGAAGTCCATCTTCATTTAATTTCTTTAATTCTTTATGAAGTGAATAATTTGTTAATAGAGTTTCTGGTGTAGTATATACTAATTTATAGTTAATAAGATTTTCAATGATATATTGTTTCATATCTTCTTTTGTATCTCCAGAAAACACACACGCTTCTATATTCTTATTTTTCAGTGCTTCTACTTGATCAAATAATAATGATTTTAAAGGGCATATAACAATTGTAATTCCATCGTAATAAAGAGCGGGTAATTGAAAACATAGTGATTTACCACTACTTGTTGGAGAAAGTATAAATATATCATTTTTAGGGTTTTCTAAAATATAGTTAATAACTTTTTGTTGAAATGGACGTAAACACGGTAATTTGAATTTTGTTTGAAGTAAAGTATCCATGATATTCTATGATTATATGGTATATAAACTGTGATATATATATATAAATTGTTTCAATCAAATTTAATTAATTTATTTCATTCTTGACGAACAATTTGTCATAGTCATAATAGTATTTATCTTTAAAAATATAATTATGGTTCCATTCATCGGGACCTATAAGTGAAAAAAAAGGTTCATGGTTTTTAATATATAAATAATAGTAATTTCCACTGACTTTTTTACAATTACACGCAACATTTTGTAAGTATGTTTGATCTTCGCTATCGTTAATTATTTCTAATGCTTGATTTTTAAGATATTCCATTTGATTATAGATTAATTTTAATTTTGCGTAATTGACTTGGTCGCTTTTAAGATTTTCTATAATATTATGGTTGATATTTAAATCATTTGATTGTTTCATCAATTCATTCAAATGGGTTTTTGAGATATTTGATAAAGACATACAGAAATAAAAAGTTATTTAAATTATTTAATTTTATTCTATTTAAAATTAAAATCAAACCATTTAGATATGGAATTCCTTCAATATGATATTTTTAAAGATGAAACAATTGATTTTTCCAAAGATATGATTTATACAGATAAATTAAAAATTAACACCCAATTGTTTACAAATAACTATAGAAATATTAATATTAATCATCGAAAATCAATAGAAGATTTTTTTATAAATAAAAAAACAAACTATACTAGGGTCTATTATGGTAAGAAATACGATATTAACGAACCCAATAGTATGTTAAAAAAAATGCTATATTGTTTCAGATTGAATAAAGATATAAATAAAAGTATAGTAATATGTATTTTTAGATTAAAAAATGGACTATATGCTATTGTTACCTATAACGTTAATCTAATACCAAGTCCTATCAATACATATATATGCTATACTAAATATTATATGGAAGTATTGATGTACATATTTAAATTAGAAAGTGAATTAAAAATGGATACAAAACATTCACAAGTTATTAAATATCCCAAATGTTTTTTTAAAAATTTCAATTATATTTATAATTATTTTAATTGGCATAAGCAAGTTGACCTAATCCACTCATAATTCGGAGGATGTTATAGCTTACCGCATATGTTTTCATTTCTGATGTTCTACTTGAAGTATTCAATGTGCTATCTAGCGTTACTTCAATAGAAGAATTATCTATTCTAGAGAAATTACAAGAACCTGATGGTTGATGGTCTTCTGGGTCAAAGGCGAAACTATATACGTTAATACCTGGTGCTGGACACGATGTATGGTGATTATATGGTTGAATAACATTGAAATAGAATCCATCTCTTTCACTAATACGATCTGTACCATTCAATACAATCTTAGCTAAAGAAACCGGGTTTTTCCCTTGATCGAGCAATCGTGTATTATTGCCACTGGCACCCCAATTACCATAATACGGAGATGCTATAGTTAATCCTGTAGCTACGTCAGTTGTATAAGAATTATGTTGTAATGTGGATGTGGGTCCAATAAATCTATCCAGTGATTTAGATGTATATGGATCAGTGGAGCCATCTGAAGTTGAAGTGTCAACATGATATGTTTTTATTCTATCATAACCTAGAATTTTCTTATTTGCGGCTGTTATTGATGATTTTACAATAGAAATATTGGCAGAATTTTGAGCGCCAGAATACCATTTAGATGATGCTGCATTTCCCAATTCACTTAAATCGGGTTCATATTCATTTTCTATATATGGTAGTGAAATGCCCGATAATCCATTCCATAAATTTTGAGGACGTCTTCCACCAGCCATTCCTGTTCCGGTATATGGTTCTGGNGTTCCTGTAAATCCCGTATAATCATATTCGGTAGTATAATTATAATATTGACTACCTGCTCTAGATTGGGTATAGTCTTGAGAAATAAAGTCTTTTTGTCTAATAACCCATACAAGTTCTTTTACTGGGTGTGTAAAATTCATAGTATAATTTATTTTGGAAGCGCCACTGGAAGAAGTGACTGAACCGATTTGAACTTTTTCAATGAGATATTCGTGGGCACTTTGAGCGAAACGTTTTCTTTCGTCTGTATCTAAATAAACGTAATCGGCGTATAATACTGTTTCTGTAAATTGTGGAATGGAACCGGCACTAAATATACTTGTGCCGATTTGTTGTCTATAATTGTTGGATGATTCGTGTGATCCCCAAATAACATTATTGAGATCTTCAAAATCAATTTCGACAGTCATATCTGCGTGGTTTAAAGCAATTAGTGGTAATGCTAATCCAGGTGTTTTGGTGAACCAGAATTCTAATGGTATATATAATTTGAAAGTATGTGAATTAGATGTTCCATCAAAAATATTGTAATCGCTAGATGCTACTTTGTTTGTAGTATGAATGTGAGTCAAGTTAGGTGTATTTCCCATCATTTCAGCATAAGCTTCTGCTTTTTCGCCTTTTTGTTTTAATTCGTTAAGTAAATGATACCATTCACCATCGTGTTTATCTATTTCTGAGCCACTAATATTAAATGATACTTTTTTTAATAGTATATGACCTAGCCAATTTAACCAACGGAATGCTTTGAAGTCTCCAGATGAACAATTCATTTTTCCTGAATCAATAGTTATTTCTAAATAAAGTTTGTGTAAAAGGTCAGGTCCTTTTAATATATTACAAACACTGGAACTTCCAAAGTTAGGTGTGCCATTAAAAGTTAATTTCCGCGATTCAATGGCGAAATTGGTATGACGACGATAAACTACTTTAAAAAAGGTAATTTGTGGGTTTCCAGTCAAATATAAATCCTGGGCGCCATACGCAACTAATTGTAGTAAACCTCCTCCCATTTATATAAATTGAATATTTTATTTCTTTAAGTTATACACTTAAAGATAAAAAAAAAGGAATAATATATTAAGTTTTTTTAAAAAAATTATGGCTTCATTTAAAACTAAAAATAAAAAAAAAATTACATATGATAAGAGAATAACCTTGGAAGCAAAACATAATGAAATTATTAATAATCTTGCAGAAGAAACTGAAAATTATGAGAATAATTCTAATACTTTAGCTATATTGAACCTAAAATTAAAAGAACTCAATAAAGACAAAAAGAAAAACATAAGTGAGATTTTGTCTATAAAAGATAAAATACTAGAAATAAATGAAATAATACAAAAAACTAAATCTCAGGAAATCGATTATTTTTTAGATAATGGCAAATTACTTTTTGATTATTATGAAACGAAAGAAAATGTTTCTAATAAAACAAAAACGATCAATAATATAAAAAATGAATGTGAAACTAAATCTAAATCTAAATCTGTTATGGACTATTTTGGTACTAAAAAATCCAATGAAGAAGTAATTAACAATACAAAGGATAATATTGTTAACGAGTATTTTTTTAATACAGATACGAATTTCGTTAAAACTATTAAAAATGTAAATGTAGATTTTTGTGAAAAATGTCAACTAGAAAAAATATTATATTTATCAGAAGGGAAGGTTATTTGTAAAGGGTGTGGTGATGAAACGCTAATACTTATAGATAGTGATAAACCTAGTTATAAAGATCCACCAAGAGAAGTTACTTATTTTTCGTATCAACGTATAAATCATTTTAATGAATGTTTAGCTCAATTTCAGGCTAAAGAAACTACCGATATTCCACAAGAAGTATACGATAAGATTATATTAGAGTTGAAAAAGGAACGCATTAAAGACATGACTAAACTAAATTCAATAAAGATTAGAGATATATTGAAAAAACTGAAAAAAAATAAATATTATGAACATATTCCACATATTATCAATAAACTTAATGGTGTAGCTCCACCGGTTATGTCACGAGAAACCGAGGAAATATTGCGTCGTATGTTTAAGGAAATCCAAATACCATTTCATAAATTTTGTCCTAAAGATAGAAGTAATTTTTTGTCATATGCTTATGTATTAAGAAAATT